CAACTAAAAGATAAAGGAATAATTTACGGCTGTAATGCGCTGTTTAGAGAATTTGATCCTGACTTTCTTGTTGCAGTTGATACTAAAATGATTCTAGAAATTAATAAAGCAGGTTACCAACACAGTCACAGTGTATGGACTAATCCTAACCGAGCTTTTAATGGAATGAACGGGTTTAATTTTTTTAACCCTAGTAAAGGTTGGAGCAGCGGTCCAACAGCACTATGGCTTGCTAGTACACACGATACACAAGACATTTATATATTAGGCTTCGATTACCAAGGCATTGATAATAGAATAAATAACATATACGCAGATACACAAAATTATAAAAAGAGCCACGAACGTGCAACATATCATGGCAACTGGACCAGGCAAACAATGATTACTTGTCAGAAATATGAACATAAACGATATATAAGAGTGTTAGGAGAAGATGCCTTTGTCCCAAAAGAGTTTTCAAACATACCTAATTTAGAGCATATAACCATAGGAGAATTTAAGAAATCCTTAAATCCTTCCCAAGTTTTACAAAACGATTCGTTTTGAGCCTATTTGTACCTACTTTTCTGTATAAAGAGTAAATATATTATGACAGCCCCGTGCAGAAGCTATTTTCTGTGCGTAACAAAACATTTATAGGAGTTAATAAAATGTCAGATCAAAATAAATTTGAAAAGATGCTAGAGCTACTTGTCAACGAAGACAAAGCAGCAGCAGAAGAATTATTCCACGAGATCGTAGTTGAGAAATCACGCGATATCTATGAGTCACTACTAGAAGATGAAGCTGAAGTTGATGAAGCTGATGACGAAGCAGTAGATGAGTCAGACGAAGACCTAGACGAAGCAGATGACGAAGAAGTTGATGAGTCAGACGAAGACCTAGACGAAAACTTTAGCTTAGATACATTTGAAGTTGAAGCAGACGACGACATGGGCGGCGATCCAACAGACGATATGATGGCAGACCTAGGCATGGACGACGAAGGCGGAGAAGGCGACGACGATATGGGCGATGCAGAAGATGATGCAGACGTTGAAGATCGTGTAGAAGACTTAGAAGATGCATTAGACGACCTTAAAGCAGAATTTGAAAAAATGATGGCTGGTGACGACGATGGCGAAGACGATGGCGAAGAAGCTGACGACGATGCTGAAGGCGACATGGACATGGATGCTGAAGAAGAGCCAGAAGAAGAAGCAATGGCTTTTGAAGCAGCAGACGAAGAAGTTGAAGAGTCAGATGAAGAAGTTGAAGAAGCTGATGATGCAGAAAAAAGCGCAACTGAAACAATGCGTGAGTATGTAGAAAAAGTAACAGCTACAATGGGTGACAACGGTGTAAACGGTAAGTCAGCAGTAGCAAAGCCAAACAACATGGGCGGCACAAGTGCTAACATTGCAAAGAATGGCACAGCAAGTCATCCAGAAGCAGGTGCAGGTTCAACTGTACAAGGTTCAGCACTAAGCGATACATCTGCAAAAGATATGTCAACTGGTAATATTAACGTACCAGGCGGCAAAGCTGCAAAAGCACATAAAGGTGCTGGAGCAGGACACGGAGCTGAAAAGAAAGGTTCCAGCGAAACTGCTGACAAAGCCGCAGGAAGTACTTTAACTAAAGTATCAACTAGAGCCAAGTAAGCAAGATAAGGACTGATAGATGAAAAACCTACGAGAGCATTTGACATTCGACCAAGCTAATATAGTGCTTGAGAACGCCAACGATGGAAAAGACCTTTACTTAAAAGGTATTATGATCCAAGGTGGAGTTCGCAACGCTAATCAGCGAGTGTATCCTGTAAATGAAATAGGCAGGGCTGTCAAAACTCTCAATGATCAAATTACTGGAGGATACAGTGTTCTCGGAGAAGTTGATCATCCGGAAGGACTTAATATAAACATTGACCGTGTAAGCCACATGATTACGGAAACGTGGATGGAAGCTGATAACGGTTACGGTAAGCTAAAAATACTACCAACACCGATGGGAAACTTAGTTAAAACGATGCTTGAAGCAGGCGTTAAATTAGGTGTTTCATCGCGTGGAAGTGGCAATGTTAGCGAAGACGGAAGCGGTAACGTTTCTGATTTTGAAATAATCACTGTGGACGTTGTGGCTCAGCCCAGCGCCCCCGGTGCGTACCCTACAGCAATTTATGAAACACTTATGAATGCTCGCGGAGGTATGAAGGCATATGAACTAGCACAGGCAACTAAGCACGATGTAAAGGCACAAAAGTATCTTAAGGACTCACTGATTAACATAATCAGTAAACTCCAATGAAACAGGAGAACAATATGATAGATGCACTGAAAACACTCTTTGAAAACGATGTTGTATCAAATGATGTCAGGGCACAAATAGAAGAAGCTTGGGAGCAAAAGATTCAGGAAAACAAATTAGCGGCTACTGCTGATTTGCGTGAAGAATTTGCACAAAAGTATGAGCACGATAAGTCAACTATGGTTGAAGCTATCGACTCAATGCTTTCTGAGCGACTTGCTGAAGAGATTGCAGAGTTTGCAGATGATCGCAAACAGCTCGCAGAAGCAAAAGCAAAATATGCTGTTGCAATGCGTGAAAATGCTAATCTACTGAAGGGTTTCGTTGCTGAGCAATTAGCTGGCGAGATTAAAGAACTACGAAAAGACAAGATAGCAATGGCAGAGCAACACGCCAAGCTTGAAGAGTTTATTGTAGACGCCCTATCAAATGAAATTGCAGAATTTTATGAAGATAAACAAGATTTAGCTGCTACTAAGGTAAAACTAGTACGTGAAGCTAAAACCCACTTCGCAAAAGTCAAAGCTGACTTTATCGAAAGAAGTACTACAGCAATATCTGAAATGGTAGGAACGTCACTAACACGTGAAATTACTGCACTTAAAGAAGATATTGATACAGCACGAAGCAACGACTTCGGTCGTAAGATATTTGAAGCATTTGCAAATGAGTATACTACTTCGCACTTGAATGAAAATTCAGAAGTTGATAAACTTATGGGTGTACTAGCTGCTAAAGACAAGCAATTAGTTGAAGCCAAAGCATTCGCTACAAAAGCAAAGACTCTAGTAGAGTCAGTAAGTAAAGATAAGAATCGACTTATTGAATCTGCAAAGAGAGAGAAAATTATGACAAGCTTGATCCAACCTTTAGGAAAAGATCAACGCGAAATTATGACAGATTTACTGGAATCGGTACAGACTGAAAAGCTTAATAAGCAATTCAATAGGTACTTACCATCAGTTATTGACGGAAATACTCCAGCAAAGCGTAAGGCAACACTTACAGAAGGCACAGAAGTAACAGGCAACCGAACCGAAACACCAAAAATGACAACTAAAGCAGACGATACTAATAATGTATTAGATATACGCCGTCTTGCTGGATTAAATTAAGGAGATTATGATGTCAGAATTACTAGAATCACGCTGGGTAGACACCAAAACTGCACTTCTTGAAGGCCTGCAAGGCAACAAGAAATCTGTTATGGCTGCTACACTAGAAAATACTCGCAGATATTTGTCTGAGAGTGCAACAGCAGGCGCAACATCTGCAGGTAACGTAGCGACACTTAATCGTGTTATTCTACCAGTTATCCGTCGTGTTATGCCAACAGTTATTGCTAACGAATTAGTTGGCGTACAACCAATGACTGGACCAGTTGGTCAAATTCACACATTACGTGTACGTTATTCAGAAACAACGAATGACGCAAGTGCAGGTAACACTGATACTACAGCAGGCGAAGAGGCTCTAAGCCCATTCAAAATTGCTGAAGCATATTCAGGTGATTTATCAACTGCAAAAGCTGCAAGTACCGCTTCTTTAGAAGGTGCAGCTGGACGTAAAATGTCAATCCAAATCTTAAAGCAGACAGTTGAAGCGAAAACTCGTAAGTTGAGTGCTCGTTGGACTTTTGAATCTGCTCAAGATGCGCAGTCAATGCATGGTATTGATGTAGAAGCAGAAATCATGGCAGCTCTTGCACAAGAGATTACTGCTGAGATCGACCAAGAAGTAATTGGTTCACTTGTAACGTTGTCTGGTACAGCCGCACAAGCATACGACCAAACAGCAGTAAGTGGCACAGCTACTTTCGTAGGTGACGAGCATGCAGCATTAGCTGTTATGATCAACCGCGTAAGTAACTTGATTGCACAGCGTACACGTAGAGGCGCAGGTAACTGGGCAGTGGTATCACCATTTGCACTAACTATCCTACAGTCTGCTACAACTAGTGCATTTGCACGTACAACTGAAGGCACTTTTGAAGCTCCAACTAACACTAAGATGGTTGGTACTTTAAACAGCGCAATGAAAGTGTATGTAAACACTTATAGTGCAGACGCAGCACCAGTTCTTATTGGATACAAAGGCGCAAGTGAGTCGGACGCAGCAGCGTTCTATTGCCCATATATCCCACTAATGAGCTCAGGCGTTGTATTGGATCCAGGTACGTTCGAACCAACAGTATCATTCA